TTATTTCAGGAGTTCATTTACCCTTTTCTGTACTGCGGAATAATCATATCCGGCAGAAGTGATCCTCTTCTTTCTATCAGCACCATTTCCCCACTTGCCCTGGATGACTTCATGGGCAACCGCATCAATTGATTTCTGATTGGATGTACCTTTTGCAAGCTGGTTGACTTTTGCCTGTACGGCAGCATAGTCATATCCGGCAGCTTTCAGACGGTTCTTGCGTTCTTCTCCATTGCCCCATTTTCCTGCCAGGACTTCTATTGCCACCTCTTCCACACTCTTCTCAGCTGTGGACGGTACGGGTGTTACTGTTGCTGCATCGTACTTTGGAGCAGCATATCCCCGGATATATCCCCATCCGACAGGGATCACACGCCTTGCCACTGCTTCTCCCTTATTTCCTTCAATGACTGTGATGTTACTGCCGGACACGGATTCAACGTATCCGATATGGTCTGCATTTCCGTCATTCGGCTGTGTGGATTTATCCCAGTTATATGCGATCACATACCCAGGCTTTGGTGTGATTGTGCCGTCCTCGATCCAGATTCCTTTCTGCTTAAAGATCTCAATGTGCTTCTCCACACCGCACTCCCTGCCGATAAGTTCTTCACACCCCGCCTTAACTGCTGCGGCAGATACACAGGTGTCACACCACTCATCACTGTATTTCACGGCATACCCTCTCGGCAGTGGTTTTGTACTGTTATACAGGTCAATGATCTCTTTGAATCTTCCGTTGGATTCATTAAATCCGAGCCATCCCCTCATCACGTTTAATACGCCCTCTGCTGTCTTTCCCATCGTTTTCTTTTCTCCTTCATCATATTTTGTCAGACCGTACTGGCGGATAAGTTTCATGCAGTTTTCCACGTAGGAAGACGATGTTGCATAGCCATCAGCACGGATAGTCTCAAGGTACTTCTCAGGATCCGTGATCCCTTTCAGGTTCCGGTAACGGGGCAGCTGGATAAACTCGAAATAACCTTTAATCCCCTCTTCCATCGAATCGTATACACGGAAATTATCACTGATCGTTGTGAGTGTTCCCGGTGTATACTCTTCCTGTGTTTTCATGTTCACGGACTTTCCAGTCCATCTGCTGCCACACTTCAATCCGAAATAATTGTGATACCGGGACGAGAGTTTACTCCCGCCCCAGCCGGATTCCAGGACTGCCTGTGCGATCACGGGGGAATGTACCAAAATGCCGTATGCTGCTGCATACTTCTGCACATACCCTGCAACACTGGAAATAAATTCATTCTTCGTCATCTTCTCCCTCACTTTCCGAACGGTCATGTAACTGTTCCAAAACCTCTTTGATCTTCTCCGGCACCGGAAGTCCCAGATGGGATGCATTCTCCAGCAGGCTCACACCCTCGTTTGAAATGTAAAAGAAGATCACTGCGGTTCTCAGCACGCTGCCTGTCCCAACCACGTGGATATCCAGGATGTTTGCAATACCCACCAGTAAAAAGATCAGTACCTTACGGCAGATTCCCCTAAAACCAACTGCACTTGACAGCTTCCGGTCATTTACTGCACACATGACACCCGTAATGTAGTCAATGACCGCAAATGCGATCAGGGCATAGAGCAGACCGTCACAGCCCCCTAAAAAATAGCCGAGCCATCCGCCTACTGCTGCAAACATGAACTGTACTGCATTCCAAAATTCCTTCATTGTCTTGTCCTCCTTCTAAATTTTTGTATGAAAAAAGCAGCCGCCCGTAATGGGAAGCTGCCTGATTCCGAAATTGTTATTCTTTTGTTTCCGTCAGAGTATAGGTGATCTTCATCGTCTTATCTGCGGTCTTGATAACGGGTGATGCCAGATTATTGATTGTTGCAAGATACGGTGTGTATAAAAACAATTCTTTATAATTATAATATCTGCTTGAACTATATACCCACTCTCTGAGCATATAGGTCTTATACCTTGCCATCTGGTGTATTCCCCACGCACAGCTGCTCTGGTAACCGATACTGCCAATTTTTTGTGCCGGATGCCCGTCTTCAAAATACCATCCGTTGATCACGATATCATCATCCACGATATAGCTGAATTCATTACTGCTGTTGTAGATATAATCCGTGACCCTTTCAAGATTGGCAACATTTGTAGTATCCAGACGATACAGCTTGCTGTTATCACTTGATACACACATCAACCACTTCCCGCTCATGCCGATACTGTAAAAATCACTCACTCCACTTGGCACTGAAATTTTCTGCGATGTACACCTGCCATTCTCAACCTTATCCATATAGAATTCGTAGCTGACATGGTCAAACCGCTCAGAATTACTAGAGGTATATGAGTACTTTTGATTTGTCTTTCTTGCAATTCCATACCAACAACCATCTGCACCATGAAAAATATGACTTCTGATATTTGCATTATCCTCGTATGGACAGTCATACTCTCCTTTTGACGGAGAGCCTGTTCTATGGATCCAGTACGGATAGTGACCTAAATCGATCTCAGTAGTCTCTGAAGCATCAAAAGCTTTCTGTGAAATGAGATTCTCTACAAGTCCGGCATGAAGATATTCCTCCGGCACCTTCTTAAGCAGAGCAGTCTTTGAATTATTTCTTATGATCATCTCAAGCCTGTATCCGTCTTTGATATAAGTCCTTTTATTCTGCCTGTAGCTTTCTTCACTATATGAATTGTTCTGTGAGGAAAATGTCCCAAGCCGTACCAGATAATTATTTCCATTCTCCTGTCCTATCCCGGCTATCCTGTTCGTGAGTGCTATTGCTGATATCGTTCCGTTTGCCTGTGAAGTAGCAAAGTCCCAGACAAACTTATACCCTCCATCGATCCTCTTGCTCTCCGTTAAGTTTCTGCTTCCCCTTCTGACATCCGTTGTATTATTTGCATCACTGGATGCATAGCCGATAAGCGGATTTGAAAACGGGGCATACAGATTATCGACCCTTTCTTCCAAAGGCTCCTGATAAAGCAGGATACCGCCCGTAAGTTTATTCACGATCGGCAGCATCCATTTTTCACCGCTCTGCCCGTCAAATGATGTGTTATCATAAAGCATCCCTAAAATATTGGAATTAAGGATGGCATTGACTGCATCCGTGACAAGGTTGGTATCCTCATACACTTCTTTTTTACCTGTATTAACGTCCGTAAGTTCAATTACACTTTTTCCTTTTAACATGACTATTCCTCCGTATTCAAAAAGTCTGTTATCACATTTGTGATAAAACCGTCAGCCCCGCTTAAGACAAATCTGTACTTTATCATTCCAGTTGTTGCTTTTTCTGCCCACGCATCAGAACTGACGGCTTCAATGGCTGCCTTGGACATCCCGGAGGATTCCTCCGTAAATTTCACCCATTTATTATTTACATAACCAAGCCACGTTTCCCCCCTGTCAAATGATACGGCAAACAGGCATTTCTCATCACAGTCACAGGTGACCTTTTCTATCCCGAGAATGCTTGCATCCGACATATCAATATCTTCGGAATAAATGACCTGTGGTTTCGGCACACCCTTATAACTGATCTTCATATCCGGGAATCGGTTATGGGAATCATGCCAGTAAAGTACGGACGGATTTTTCAGCCCCAAAAGTACATTTCCATCCGGCAGATCTGGAATACCATACGTCTCAAACAATTCCGCCGTCAGTTCCGTTTCCTCAAGAGGTGTAAGCGCATCATCTGTGATGGTATAAAGCATTCCTCCTCCGTCCTTAAACAGATACCTTCGGTTATACGGATCTAAAAAGACCGGGGGATCATCCGACAGTTCATACTCATTTCCTACATCGTCCTGATGAAGGAAGGTTACCGTTTTTCCTTTTGCGATCTGGAACGGTATATTTTTTGATTTTGTGTAAAGACTGCACTCTCCAATGCTTGAGGAAGAAACCGGGACTTCAACAAAATAAAGGACAATATCTCCGGTATCAAAAAACAGTGCATCCCATATAAGTCTGGTTGATGCATTATTATTTCCATGGGCACTATAGCCTTCCCATCTGATACGCAGAAATTTATAATGTTCAAACAGAGTGCCCTCTTCCCTTTTCAGCGTATACAGATCGGCATCCCTTCGGCTTATCTTAAGCTGCTCGGAATTCTGACCGATACCTATCCACGAATTACCGTTGACATAAAAACTGGCAGCCGTTGTTTCCCTGAACCTGAACCAGTCCACACCTGTTACCGTATCTGTACCATCATCATTCAAACGGTTATCTCTAAGAACCGTCATATTTTCTGTTGTTTCAAAAATATCTTCCAACATGACATAATCAGCCATTACGCACCTCCAGTATCTCTATTTCATCGAACTTATCAAAACCGGGGTCAAAGACCGCCACCATTCCCTTATCCAGTTCTTCCACAGTGCCTGTCAGTTTTTCTTTATAATCCGTCACAAGAACCAGATTACCCGCTGCATGCTTTGTGTAATGATTTGTTCCAAGCCTGTCTGCTTTGACCTTATGCTTATTTACAAACGGTGCTGTTTCAAACGGCAGTATTCTGATTTCCGTCAGTTCCTGAAAAGGTTCTGTATTAACCGTAAGGCTGACTGCCCTTCCCCTGTCCATAACGATAGGATCACCGCCGGACAGGGAGTATTCCTTCCGGAGCAGGAACTGCTTATCGTCCTCCACATAAGTTCTCCGGTATTCCATTTTATCTTTATCTGCTGTTTCGACCACATCCCTGACAATCGGTACAAAGAAGGAAATGTTATCATAAAACTCCGGCACCATGAGACCCGTCATCCTGATAGAATCAACAGGCTGTGTAATACCTGTTTTTTTCGGTGTAATAAATGCAGCCACCGCCTTGTCATGGATCCTATTTGTAGGAAGTCCGGAAAGTTCAACCATCTTGATCTCTTCATCAACCGTGATCCTTCCATCCCATCTTTCCTGTGCACCAAGCCCCTGACCGGATATGGTTGCCATTGCATTCTGCGGTTCAATCGTTGCTGTTCCGTCCGTAAGTTCTATCAGTACTTCAAAGGTGTGAAGTTCGTTTGCCTTCATTTCTATGATCGGATAATACAGGTTCAGCAGATGCTTTCCGCTGAACCATGTCTCTGATGGATGGAACTGCTCCACTTCCTTCCCATCAAGGACATAATAAGCTTTCAGAATGGTCTTTCCATCATCCGTCCAGTTGACAGGGATCGAAATGACTTTGCTTTCTTCCCCAAAACCATCCGTTCTGCCTTCCGACTGCATAGCCGTTCATCCTCGACTGGTAATCCCCACGGAGCAGACCATCCACATTCAGCTTGATAAAATACTTTCCTTTCTCTCCCGGCAGAAGGAGCGATCTCTGTAAGGACTGCTCCCATCTGATCACCCACGGATCAAGTGTGTATTTTACGAACTCCAAGGACTGCTGCTCGATATTGGAAAAGCTCGACTTATCAAGGTCACCGACCATATGTGGCGGTATCCTGTACAGTCTTGCAATCTCATTGATCTGGAATTTCCTTGTTTCAAGGAACTGTGCTTCTTCCGGCGGGATGCCTATCTGCTGGTACTTCATGCCTTCCTCAAGCACTGCGATCTTGTGTGCGTTACTCACGCCCCTGTACACAGAGTTCCAGGACTCCCTCACCTTTGACGGGTCTTTCAGGACCCCCGGATGCTCCAGGACACCGCCCGGATTTGCCCCGTTTGCAAAGAAACTCGCCCCGTATTCCTCACAGGCAAGCGTCATGCCGACAGCGTTCTTTGCCATCGCAATCGGGGAATATCCGATCAGTCCGTCAAACCCAAGTCCGGGGATATGAAGCACATCCTCGGCTTTCAGTTTGATATTTCCATATTCCTTGAACGTAGGGTTCTCATCACTGTTTCTGGAATACACATAATAGATGTTTCCTTTGTCATCCCTCTGCACCTCCATCTTGTCCGGAAGGAGCGGATACAGTCCAAGCACCCTTCCAGCCCCGTCCCTTATGATCTGGGCATAAGCATTTCCCCATATTAAAAGATGACTCATCAGTGTTTCCCTGAACACAAATGAAGTCATCTCTGGGTTCGGCTCATCATGGAGCAGATAATATAGCGGATGGTCATGCACCAGCTTCTTGCCTCCGTCATCCTGGTACTCATATACATGAAGAGGTAAGGATGCGACTGCCTCCGCAAGGATTCTGACACAGGCATATACTGCTGTGGTCTGCATTGCCGTTCTTTCATTGACAGGCTTTCCGCTCGTTGTCCTTCCAAACAGAAACGAATATCCTGCATCTGCTGCCTTATCCACAGGCTTATCCCTTGCCTGTCCGAATCCGAATAAACTCTTAATTCCCATGTGACACCTCCTAAAAAATGGGTACAAAAAAAGCACCTCCGAAGAAGTGCCGTTCCTGATCATCTCTGATAATTGTTCAGTCGTGGGAACTCTTTCCCATTCCTGTAGTAATAATATTTTCTCAGTGCATTCTGCATTGGATTTTTCTTTGGGTTCTCAAGCGGTTTCAGTTTCATCAGCGAATCATACATAAGGTCATCATCCGCTACCACTGTTTCCAGATCCAGTCCGAGGATTTCCTCTGCTTTCAGTGCAAGGGACTTCCTTGTCTGCGCCCCATGCTCACCGCTAAGTTTGGGGTCTTTTTCCATACTGTTCATAAAAAATTCTTCCTGCATACGAAATGCCTCCCTGTGCTTTTCCTATATCTTAACACAGAAACATGCAGCCGGATTATGATTTTACAGAATCATACTCGGCTGCATCAGAATACAAGAATGCCCCTGTCATCATACACGCTTCCGTCACTACCTTCATTTCTGATTGCACGGTCAAGTGCCATAACGGTTGCAACGGCCCCGTCAATCTTCTCCGTGGATTTTTCCTTATCCATTTTGATGTTTCCCGCTGGATCCTGACGGACAAACACATTATCCATCATCCAACGCAGTACCTTATGTCCGCCATGTGCGATCCGTTCTTCCAATGTCAGTTTCATCAGTTCTTTTGTCGGTGGACTCATATCTTTATAACCCTGTCCGAACGGGACAACGGTAAATCCCATACCTTCAAGGTTCTGCACCATCTGCACAGCTCCCCATCGGTCAAATGCGATTTCCTTGATATGGAACTTTCTGCCAAGTTCATCAATGAACTGCTCGATAAATCCATAATGGATGACATTTCCTTCCGTGGTCTTTAAGCACCCTTCGGCTGCCCAGACATCATACATCTCCTGTCTTTGCCACGGTCGGTTTTGCAAGCTCCGCTTCCACATCAAAATCATCCTCCGTGATCTTCTTATCATGCACGGAATTAAAAAGCTGTTCGATCTCCGGCGGTTCAAAACCCGTAATGCCGACATCGAAATCCGAATCCTCAAGGTCTTTGATAAGGTCAGCCAGGAGTTCCTTGTTCCATTCGCCCGTAATTTTATTAAGGGCAACATTGAGTGCCTTTTCCTTGGTCTTGTCAATATCGACCACGATACACTCCACTTCCGTGTACCCGAGGTCTGCAAGGACCGTGGCTCTCTGGTGTCCTCCGATAATGGTCATGTCTGAGTTGATAATGATCGGCTCGACATAACCAAACTCTTTAATGGAGTTCTTGATTTTTTCATATTCCTTATCACCCGGTTTTAACTTCTTCCTCGGATTATAGGAAGCCGGGATAAGGTCTGCTATTTTATAACTCTGAAACTGCATCTTCCATATCCTCCTCTGCTAAAAATCTGTGCCGGAAATAACATTCACGGCCGCAGTATTTTCTGTTCTTGTTTCCATAGGAAATGAAAGGCTTCCCGCACTGCTCACATACAAGCGTGTAGGAAGCCTTCTCGCTTTTCTTCACTGCTTCCGGGTGTGCCTTCCACCATTCCCTTCTGCATTTTTCACAGCAGAACCTTCTCGGTCTGCCTGTCTTCGGCTGCGTGATCGGATTACCGCAGAAGTGGCACACCTCTTTACCGTCCACCATGAGTTTCATATTTTTTGAAACCACCGTGGCGTATCCGGCAAGGTTATGTCTCTTGCAGTAATTCCTTACGATGTCACGGGACAGTCCGATTGCCATTCCTATGGCTTTATATCCCATCCCCTTCATCCGCATCTCATTGATCTGCTTTGCCTGTGCGTCCGTCATCCTTTCCACTCTCCTTCCGGCACACAAAAAAAGACCGGAAAAACAATGTTTTTACACTGTTTTCCAGTCTTAAATAATGCTTTTTTCCTGATTTTCCGGCAAAAGGAAATACCCCTTTTTGCCGTGTTTTAAGTACATTCTGCGAAAATTACCATACCCTTTTTATATCCCCCCTGTTTAATTCTGCGAAAATTCACGCAAAGGGGGCCATCGGTCTTCAGTGGTTCAGCCTGTAGAGATTCAGATACCCCCACGGTCTGCCGTCAGAACCGATACTCTGGATTGTTATCTTCGTTCCATGTCTTTTTATCATGACAGGGCTTGCACAGGCTCTGCCAGTTCTTCTCGTCCCAGAACAGGACTGGATCACCACGGTGTGGTTTCACATGATCGACAACGGTTGCGGTCACTGCCCTGCCTTCCTTCATACACTGCACGCACAAAGGATGTGCTTTTAAGTACCTCGCCCTTGCCTTCTGCCACCGCCTGTTGTAACCACGCTTGCTGCTGCTCGCCCTGTCACCACGGTGCAATGCTTCATGCTCCTCACAGTACAGACCGTCTGTCAGCTTCGGACATCCGGGGTGTCTGCACGGTTTCTTTGGTTTCATCGGCATCTGCCATTCCTCCCTTCTATGTACACGGACGGTGTGAAAGGATTGGAAAGACACCGCCTCCGGGCATAAAGAAAAGGAGCATTTCTGCTCCCTTCCATTTTTGCCATCTTAATCATAGCACCTGTAAAATAAAAAGTCAGTACACCTTTAGTGCACTTCTAGTACACCATCTGTTCACCATGCTTCTCGTTCTCAACGAAATACCGATATCCGTGCTGTTTCAAAATATTTCTAAGCATCTTTTCTAAACGATCAATATCATTAGATGCCGTATATTTAATGCACTCTAAGCTGATTCCATGCTGCTGACAATATTTCTTCTTTTTATCATCGTATTTAAGCTGACGCTCAAACCTGTCATTTATACTTTTATTGTCCGAACAATCGTTTGTTACGTATGTACCGAATTCATCATAATATCCTTTTTTATAATGGTGTGGTCCCTGTAATTCTATTGCCAGATCAAATATTGCTTTCCCAGTTTCGTCTACTGATTTTGACAATATGAAATCAAACCGAAGATTCTTTCCGGAATCTCCAACCAAGCCATCAAAGGATTTTTCCCGGATATAAGTAATTCCCAGTTGATCTAATATATCCATTGTTTTTGCTTCAAAAGATGAAACACCGTGACAGCTACAGCTTTTTTCCAGATAATACCCTCGTTCCTCATCATATGATATCTTCATGCTGGATGAAAGTATCTTCTCTTCCTTTCCACAAATCTGGCACACACAGGCATATTCTTTTGCAATTGTTATTACTGGTTTTCCATATTTCGGCTTATCTAAAAAGAGATGTTGCATATCTGTACACTCTTTTATAAAATAACTGTCCCAGTATTGATTGGAAAAATCTCTTTTATATGACGAATCATAATGAACAACTGCCTCAAAATCATCATATCGATGTTCTTCTTCATAACGTTCCTGCTCCCGTCTTCTTCTCTCTTTATCGGCTTCATCCTGTTGTTTATCATATTGGAATAACAGCCTATAACTTTTTTCCTCTGTTTCCATTTCCATTTTGGAAAACGTATCGCATTCCTGATGATACTTTTCATTGTATGGCTTTTTATACTTAATGCTGTGCTCCAAATCTCCATATTGTTCCAGAACACTCTGCAGATATAATATCATCGGTGCCAGTGATTTTTTTCTATACCACTGTGCCCAGTAGTTTGCAAATTCGATAGCATCGTCATTTTCCAGATTTTTAATAAAACGATGCTTTGGTGCAGTCATATCTGCTACCATAGCCTCTATTTTTTCCTGTCCATATTTTTTTACAAGCTGCTCCCTATCGGTATAAGAATATTTTCTATTCAATTCAGGAATCTGATTTGGAAATGATAATCCATCTGGAACTAAATAATCGCTTCCGTGATTTCTCTCATAATGATATTTTTTCTTACAACTTTCACAGAAAATCTCAACAGCCGTATCATTCTCTTTTTCCTGTCCCCAGTCATTTGACAGATGTATCCTGTAAAATTGTAAATAACCCTGACCGCAAGCACATTTTGCACGATAAGGTTCTCTATAATCTTCTTCATAAGACATAAAATATCACACCTTCCCAATTTTACACATTAAAAGCATATTAATATTTTACCATAACGCAAACAAAAAAGACAGCCGTCTGACTGCCTTAATTGTACTCTGCATATGCACCTATCTGTATCTGGAGTGCCACTGTGATCTGTTCCATGACCATGTCATCCAGCACTTCCCCGATCCTTTCTCCTAGCCTTGTTTTATCAAGAGTCTCCACCTGTTCTGCCAGTGCCATGCTCGGCTTGTTCAGACCGCTGCCTTTGGGAATCTGCACATGGGTCGGAAGATACTTTTTCTTCCACACCCTTGCAGAAAGCGGAACGACCGTAACAACAGGGGAATGCTTATTTGCCTTATTGTTGCTTACCACCAGTGCCGGACGGACACCGCCTTGCTTGCTTCCATCTTTTTCTCCAAAATCCACATAATAAATATCTCCACGCTTACACATAAAAACCTCCTATCCGAGGACAAAGGCTTCCACCTGTCTGTCCCTCAATTCATACTGTTTATCCAGTTCCTTCAATGCTGCTTTTCTGTATTTTGCTATCATCGTATGGCTCACATGGTATCTTTCCATCATGATGTCCCATGTCATGTCCTCATCCAGAAGATCTCCTTTATGTATCCGGGCGGTGTATGCCACCGCCCTTCCTATGATCTACTGCTTTGTTCCTATGCGAGGAAATCATCCTCCGCATCCACTGCCTCGAATTCATCCTTCGCATTGGCTCTGGAACCGAGAGGCTCTCCGTCCCTTAACTTCTGTACATTTCCAAGTCCGGCAGCAATGCCCTTGTTGCCGTTGCTGTTGTAAGCATAAAATGTAATGGATACCCTTCCGTAGCAGCCGGAATATACCTCGCTCTGGTCAAGGATCGGCTGTACCTGTCTGTCCACGATCTGAGGAGCCTGTTTGCTGTTGGCATTTAAGAACATACTGTCTGCATATGCCTCATCCTCCGGTCTGTCGATGTCACCGTCCCTTAACGGTGTCTTCAGGTTTGCCGGGATCTTACCGCCCCACTTGCCTTTTCCTTCATCCTTTGCCACCTCGATTGCCTTCTTGATCTTGGCAATGGTCTCCTTATCCTTCTTGTCGATGATGCAGGAGACAGAGTACTTCGGTTCGCTTCCGTTGATGGAATCCGGCTCCCACAGGTGTGCATAGCTGAGTCTGCAAGGTACGATTACTTTGGTTAAATTTGCTGTTGTCATAATTTAGTCCTCCTTAAAATCCGCTTCTGCGGTTGCTGTTTTAACTGCTTCTCTTTTATCTGAATCCGGCACCAGTGTGACCTTGCCGTCAGGCTTGTACACCAGTGAACCAAGGATCTCATTAAATTTCTTTTTGCCCATCAGCCTTTCCATCTCGGTAATGCCGATCAGGCTCTTTTTGAAGATATCCGTGTATCCGGCTTTCTGTGCTGCCTCTGCAACATCTTCTTCATCTGTATATTTACGATTGCTTCTTCCAAGGACTAGTTTGTAGCCCGGCCACTCTTTATGGTTAACTACCGCTTCATTCTGAGCATAGGTGTAAACCTCCTCTGCCCATTTCTTCAGCGCATCTGCCTTGGAAAGGACTTCTGCAATTTCCTCATCCGACATAAGGGCCGGCTCGGCAAATTCCATCTGGGCAAGTTTTAAATATTCCTCTGCCCTTGCACGGCACGTAAATCTTGCCTTGCAGAATCGGCAGTGATCTCCGGCTTTAAACTCTCCTTCACCTGAAAGCGCCTTTGCTGCCCCCGGTTCAAGGACGTCCTTTCCCCATGCAAGCAGTTCCCCAGCTGATATCTCCCAGGTGGAAAAATGTTCGATCCTCGGCTGGACGATGGTAAGCTCCACCGTGTCGATCTCATATAAGAAACCGAGCATGTCCAACACTCCCAGTCCGTAGATCATAAGCTGGACATTCTGTTCTGCATCGACCACCACACCCTTGCCGAGCTTCAGATCGATAATATGGATCTTATGGGAGTCGACCACCACCATATCTGCAGTACCGAAACAGTCCTTGATTCTGTGTGCAAGGCTGACCTTCAGTTCCACTCCGATGAATGGTTCATCACAGTCCTTCCTTGCCTGTTCAATCTGGGTGATGTTATATTCCACGTAATCATCCACGGCTTCGAGCAGTTCATCCGAATAATAATCAGATACAGGTCTTTTAGTCCTTTTCTTCAGATACTTATTGATGAGGTACTCTGCCATCGTATGCCCGGCACTCCCCTCTGCTGCGAAGGGAGATTCTTCGTCTGGGAACTGCTCCTCCAACAGTAACGATGGTGGGCATTCCAGACGTCTTTTACCGGACGATGGGGAGAACCTTGCATGTCCGCCCATTAGAGCACCTGCGCTTTCTCATACAGTTCCGGCAGTTTCTCATCAGGAACGTCTGACAGCTTCTGGAATCCGAACTGCTCGATCAGGTTCTTTACCTCCGAGGTCTTTCCTGATCTGGACTTGTCCGCAAGGAAAGCACGGACCGTCTTTCTGTCAACGGCTGTCTCCTTCGGTGCAGCTTCTTCCTTCGGTGTATCTGCCACAGGAGTTTCTTTCTTTTCAGCCTTCTTCACAGGCTTCTCCTCTTTCTTTGGTGTATCGTTCTGTGCTGCAACCATCTTTCTGATTCCGGCAGCAATCTGCTCGTAGCCCTCGGCCACTAATAACAATGCCTCACTCATGGCGTTCTCTCCTTTCAAATGCGTGCCAGCTTCACATCACCTGTATACACATCGATTTTGTTTACGCTGGACTTGTACTTCCCCCAGTCCATCAGAATATGGAACGGGTACTCCTTTACTACGGTTGCTTTCTTCTTTTTCTTTCCGGCAGTGACCATAAGGCGGTCACCCAGATACAGTCCGTAACGGACATTGACTGCTGACATGGCGGACCTCCTACTTCAACACCTTCAGATTTCTGATGATGCCCTTGTATCTGGCATCCGCACGTTCATCCACAGGAATGGTCCTGACATTCACGGGATTGAAATCTGTATCATAAAGCCTTACAGGCTTCCTTGTTTCTTTTGCATGGTCGAGTTCAAACTTCATGCCTTCCGTGATGTCGAAACCGAACACATACACCTCATCGCACATATCCATGAGTTCAAGACCCATTGCGATGCCTGTCATTCGCTCGTTTGGGATATTGTCATCGAGGAATGATGGGAAATAGAGATGTGGTACGATTGGAACGTCACCTGACATGGCAGTGATCCTTGCATAGCTCACTGCATTCTTTTTGTTTTCCTCGACTCTGCCCCGATAAGGGCTGCAGATAAAAATTTTCTTTTTCATAATAAAATCATCCTTTCACATTCGGCTCTCATGGCCGTGGGTACTCGTCAATAATGTACTTGGATGGCAGATCGTCATCCGCCTGTCCTAGACTGCAGGACTATACTTGTTAGAGCCGTATTCACGGAGCATCTGGTCAAGCACTTTTTTCTGTTCATCATCAGCCTTGTCCATCAACTGTTCCAAAACCGAAATCTGATCCTGTGAAAAAATATTTTTATGTGGATGATACCAGTCAGCGATACGGACACCGCCTCCGTTACCTCTAGTAGTTTCAAGAGGATACTCAGCCGTAAGCACAAGAATGTCATTTCGGATAGTTCTATCCGTAACACCAAGCTCAGCAGCTAAAACCTGCATATTCTCTTGTCTTCGTGCGACCATGATTCGCATGATCTCAGCTCTTCGCTCATTTGCACTCACAGCTTTTCACCTCCCTTCGTCCTTGTCTGATAGAAATATAAAATCCAAATAGGAAGACTAATTTCCTATTCGATTTTTTTCTTGAAAATTTTTTCCTATTACCTTCTTCTCTTTATTCGCTTTTTTATTATGAAAAAAATCGTGTTTTGAATTTTTTCAAACGGAGAATATATAAGGTTAGGTATTTTTATCTCCAATGCTGAACTGAATCTCATCGGTCAGAAGAACATCCATACTGCCCAAATGCGTATCGTAGTCAGGCATCTATATACTTGTTCTCCCTTCTGTTCCTGAAAATCTTTAATTCTTTGTTCACTGCAATGGAGAAAATTATCTGTGTAATTAACCTAATCCGTCAGCTTTTCATTTTTTTGAAACAAAAAAGCCAACAGGCTGTCACACAAACAGGCTGTTGGCTAAAAATGGCTGACTTTAAGAAAGCCACTAGAATCTCCGATTTTTTACAGCATTCTACTAACATCCCTGTTTCGTAGGCTACTGTAATATCAGCACATCCTAGTGGCTGTCTTTACAAGCTAGTCCGATTATTAAGTTTACTGTTCTGCCCATCATAAAACACAGGCATTTTCTGCTTTTCCTATCTGAATCGGAATATCCTCTTTCGTAACTGCACATTTATGAAGCACCACAACATTCCCTAATACTTCCGTCTCTGTTTTGCATACAAAGCATTTTTTGTTGTATGGGCACTCCTTGGTGCATCTATGTATCACTCCATCTGCCATGTGTTCTCACCTTCTTTCCATAATCTGACATCTTTCTTTTTATGATATGCCTCGTGTCGAAAAGTTATAACAAAAAGTATGCATATTTTTTCAATTCCTTCATATCTTATTCTGAAACCTATATTATTGTGTTATACTGATTAACCCTGTAATATATTCCATGAAGTAATATAATATTTATATTTTCTTTGTGTTCATTTGTTCGCTAATTTGCTAACACCTAGGGTAAAAAAATATGCGGATCATTCTGTAATCCGCATACTTCAACCTTCTGCTAGTAATTACAAGCCAAATCAAAAGAAATCATGTTAAGGATATCTGTACTCAGTTGTGCCTCCTGTGGAATATATCCAAGCTGTTTCAGTCTGTATCCTGCTGCTTCAAATGAGACATTAAATACGGAAGCCACTTCTTCAGCCAGTGCATAATGACAAAAAATCTGATGTAGTCCGGGCCGCTTAAAATTTTCAGCTACCATCCGCACCATTGAAACAGGCATCAGAACTGCAGATGATAACGCATTCGCCTGCCACTCCATCCAGTCCCTGTCTGTCCAGCTTTTCGATGTCCGGCAGTCCATCTTCTTTGTGTCCACACGGCACTGAACCATTGGTGCCGGAGTTTCTCCCATCAGGTCAAACAGTGTTATCTGGTCAGGATCATAGGCAAAATATTCTTTATGTAAAAACTCATGCCCTGCCTCGTGTCCCATCGTAAAACGATATCTGTGTTCCTGATTTTCTTCCAAGAGCATCTTATCGATTATCACGGTATGTGCTTTTGCGCTGATATAATCTGCACAGTTATTCTGCGGATCATACACGGGTACTTTGTCCGTGTCATTGAACACCGTCATCCCAAGATAAACACCGCAGTGCGACAGGTACTGAAAATCCTGATCCATTCCCAGATAATCCTGTGCCAACAAATCGATATCTATTTCCTGTGGAGATTTTAATGCTTCCGGCATAAAATCCCCGACAATATTCTGTCCGATAACATCAATCTCTTTTCTGCTTAACACTGGTGCCCCAGATCTCTTTCTTTTAATTTCAGGTCTATACATATATAGGTTCTTACCCCTTTCGCTTTCTCAGTTCCTCGACAAACTGGTTCCATTCTTCTTCTCCTGCATCCAAGTCCCTTGCTGTCCTCAAAGCTGCACTGACATAGTCCCGTTCCATAATATATTCTGGAAGGTCTGGTGCTACGGCATTTCTCTTCTTTCCAGCAAGGTCAAGCATCTGTGCGTTTTCTTCTTTTGACAAATTCAGTATCTGTGCGAGTTGTGTAAGTTTTTCCATATCGAAGGGGTTGCGTCTGTCTTTTTCTACATCAGTTAAAAACGGTGCGGATACACCTAACATATCAGCCATTTTTCTCAGTGTGATTTTCTTTTCAACTCTCTTCTTGCTTATAAATTCTCCAAAATTCGCATACATCATAATTTTCACCTTTTCTTTGTTTTCACTTTTCTTTTCGTTTTCGCTTTGTTTTTCGCTTTTTTACTTTTTCGCATTTTCACTTTTTATATCGGTGTTCATTCATTAGCACGCTTGCTTGTTCGCTAACTTGCTAACTAAAGTATATAAAATTTGAAGGGGATTGTCAATCATATTTTTTTGCAAAATTATCCCCTTCCATTTACTTTAGTGTATGTAGTCATATGGAGAACGATATCCCGTCCTTTTTTCTATCTTTTTATGTATGGAAGAATCCGCATCTTCATAGCTTGCAAAAAGCCTGTTGCTTCTCACTTGGATGCCGCCTCTTGTGCCAAACCGGATTATATAAAAATCTCCGTTCCGCTTAACTATAGTCACTTCACGGATGATCCGGTTGCTCTCGACAATATAAGCTGTCGAACCGATTTCAAATGTCATGTAACCATCGCCTCCTAATACTGTGGTCAGTCAAGGGAAAGTGAACCAACCTGATAGTGTTACTCTGCGATATGTATCCTAACGTAGCGATGATTTTATTATAAGAACACTTGTTCGATTTGTCAAGTTGTAAATCGTCTTCCAAAGATACTGCAGACAAATTTCTCCAATATGGAATCAAACGTACCTCCGGCAACATCACCATTTATTATTTCTTTCCGCTTATCAGCATAAGTTATCTGAAGGTTAAAACTACAACCGTCGCACACCTGTCCTTCAACAACATTCTTCTCCCATAATGGAGCTCCTATGATTTTCTGCAGACTGCATACAAGTCTGTATACCTTCTTTTCAGATACCTTCTCTTCCATCTTAAACTGATATTTACGATTCTGTCCTTGGTATGTATATTCTTTACACCTTCCATCAGGATATATTTCATATACCCACGACTGTTGGAAATCTATCGTGCACGGACCATTCTCCACAACCTTATAGCGTATTTTTGTAATCTGAGTAGCTGGGAGCAGTTCCTTTGACCATCGGTATCCACAATCAAGGCAACCATAATCCTCGTGTGGCATTCCATCTATCATCTCACATCCACCCAGGATAAGTTCTCCCCGCTCTTCAGCTTCAAAAGCTTCATGGGACGGATAACCATATAATATTGGTGCAGTCCTATCTGATCTGCATTTTGGACAAATAACCATACTGCTGTCACCTTCTGCTTACAAAATA